CATAGGACGATTGCAATTCAAGCATGGCACTACTGGTCGATCGTTGAATCCATGATTGATTTCTTGAGATAGATTGCAGGTTGAGCATCTGTAGTCGTAGGCTGGCATGTTAAGCATCTCCTGATCATGTAAGACCCACATCCAGAGCACCGGTCTATGTCTGCCTCTGTGGGTTCAATGTCGATGTGACCGTATTTAAGCTTTAATAATTCAAGCAAGTCCTCTAAACGGATGATGGCGGCATATTCACGCACATCGCTCCCTTGTCCGTTTAATCTCAGGACTGCAAACCCCAATTCCCCCGAAATGGTTGTGCGAGCCTTTATCTGAGCGAGAACTGCCTTTGGTTGAAATCCAGCACGCGCCTTAACTTCACAGTCAAATGGCACATTCTGAATATCCTTCCCCTTTCCGCGACCAACGGATGCGAACTCCCAGACTGATGATAGGTAATCAGCTATTAATCGCTCGGTCGCGAAACCTCGATATTTGCGGTGCTGACTAGCCATTGACTGCTTTGCATTTAGCACATTGCCAAGTGACTATGCCATTGACGGAATCAGATGATATTTCAGCCAATTCCTTGATTTGTACTGGTTCATTACATAATTGACATGAAATGAATGCTGACATCAAATCCAGCCATTCACCATTGATTTTAATTCCAATGTGACCCATGATTACCCTCTCGGTTTCTGTGGTTGCCATTTACCATCTGATCCTAAGTTGTACCACTTGGTAGGGCATCGATGAGCTGATGAAATGGCTGAGTTGCAGAAGAATCCACCCCATGCTTTGCCATTTTTTTCACCTTCTCGCCATTGCATATGTCCATGCTCGCATGATGGAGATTCAGCAGCTTCACCTGTACCCAATATCTGAGATACATAGTCGATGGCTTTGTCCAGGGTAACTGGAGCATCTACGACTTTCACATATTCATTGACTGGTGTAGTCCAGTAATCCTGCTCTTCAGGCTTTAATTCTTGGACTGGTGGCTTGGGTGGCTTTGATGCCACCACTTTTGACATTTCTTCGCGGCTTGGTCGCTTTCCTTTAGGCGCATAACCTGCATTTGCAAGTGCTCTGCCGATTGCCGAAGTCTCACAATTCTCCAATGCACTAGTCTGATTAACACCTCGGCTAGTAACCGTCTCCTCAGCGTAACCTGTTGCCCATGCGACAGAATCTTCTTTAGCTTTGAACAGATAAGCTTTAACAATGTATCGAGTAGCCTCGACAACTTCCAACTCAGTTGCAATACGGAAATCAGGATAGTCCTTAATAAACTTTTCAAGTCTCACCTCCACAGGCTCATAATCGGCTAGATTAAACATAAAGCTCATTCTCCTCTGTTGCTAGTTGTCCTGCGATTGCCGCGTAGGATGCCATGTCGATCCATGTGTCGATCTGCTGGGCTGACTGATTAGTCCTGGCAAGTTTAACAAGAACCATGATCCCTGCGACTTGATAGTCATGAATTGGTGTTTGTAGGTATGCGCTGAGGAGCATTGCTGTGTGTTGCAAGTTATCCGCAGGATGACCGTATGTAAGCCCACGCTGACTGATCGTGTCTGTGGCTGTAAGCAAGATTTCATTAGCTTTCATTCTTCCCAAAACTCCTGACGATTGACAGCTCTTCCTCGGTGCCATCCTTCCCGAAGTCCGCGCTCATGTCCAGTTCTGTAAGCATCGATCGCAATAAGTGTCATAGAGAAAATTAACCCTATAAAACACAGAGCTAGTGCTTTTTCTTGTATTGTCATTTTGCTCCCTATCCAGCAATACTTTTGCTGTTGGGTTTAGTGTGACAGAGACTTCAGACTTATTTGGGATATTTCGATAACGAAACGATAACGATTTAGGCGTATAACTTGCCGTAAAGCGTGAATGAGCCATCCTTGTTAATAGGCACTAGGAATGGGCTAACGCGATCTCCATGAGTTTCAATGACTGCCACGGACATCTGCCAATTCGCGCTTCCAGCCTTCAAATAAGAGGCTTTCTTCTTATCCATGACATTTCCAGCCTCTAAGCCCCATAAAGTCCTGTATTGGGCTCCTAAGCCCTCTGTATAGGCACTAATGCCTGCCCTGTGGGTATGTCCGCAAACTACTGACTTGCCAAATTTCTTAGCCAGCCCAAGAGCTGTAAGTCCAGCGTTTTGGTTCATCGATCCCTCGTCTCCGTGGACTAGGACCCAGCCTCTGTGGAATTCAAATGGTTTCTTATGAAAGCGTATCCCCAGTCCTGCGAAATCCATAAAGTTGGGGTAATCGAGCTCTGGAAGTCCAATGAGGCTAGGAGCTCCTCTAACGAGAGTGTGGTATAGGCGGTCTGTATGGTTGGATCTTGTAATATCGGTGGTTCCAAGATTCCAGAGGATGTCTTGAGCCATAGATCGATCGGCATCTAATTTCCCTTCATATTCAAGATGTGTGCCTTTAGCCCATTTAGATTGGCTCTGCATATCAAGCTCATCGCCTGTATTGAGTACGAGATCGAACTTCTCTCGCTTTACTAACTTGATCAGATTTTTAACAGCTTGTTCATGGTGGTACGGTATTTGAAGGTCTGAAATTACAAGATATCTACGCTTAGTAGTCATCATCCTCATCTTCGTAATCGCCAAATTTCTCTGGCTCGATTGGGTCTGGCAAGATCCAACCAGGATAGGCAGAAGGCTCAACGATAATTGCTAGTGCAATCTCATCATCAAAGCCAGATCGCTTTAACGATCTCCAAAACTCATGTAGCCCAATGCAGTATGCATCAAGCTTTGAATAGCCTTGTTCTTCTAACGCCTTAGTTACTTTTCTTGCCATGAGATAATTGTTACCTCTCGAGAAGCTTGATTATCGTATCGACACGCGCTTCTAGGCGATTAACCTGATCGCGCAAAGATGATCCAGAGTTAGGCTTTAGTTCGCTTAGGTAGTGCTTTACTAACCATTTGACCGAGCCAATAAATGAACCAATAACGGTCGTAGCAGCAACAGCAAGAGCCGCCATGTCCTGCGCAGTCATTATCTTTTAGGTGTTGCATATCCGAATACGCCTGAAAGAACTGCGAATAGAATTGCTCGATAGTCGATGTCAAAGTTCGTTGCAGACCATGCAGCTAGGAATGCTCCAGCAGCAAGGATGATTGGGTTCTTCATTACTCTCCTAGTTTGGCTAGTTCTTCTTGGTGGATCTTGATTGCATTGTCAAGGATTGCTAGAGCATCGTCAGCAGCTTTAACTGCTTCTGCATTGTCTCCTGCGATCTGCTTATTGATTGAGTGCTGATATGCCTCAGCTGCGAACTGTGCGATGCGCTGCTCCAAAATTGATCGCTTCTGCTCATTGCTAAGTAGTGATGAGTAGTCCATTATGCCGCTCCTAGTGTTGTGATTGTGCCTGATGAGCCTCTGTATTTCAAAGCCCCTGATTCTACATAAAGAACTCCACCGCCTGATGGATTAGATGATGGAACTGTGGTTGCGTTAGTAATACCAATAACTCCAACGCCACCGCCGACTGAAAGGGTGTTGCTCATTAGTTGTAAATTTGGCGCAGAAGATACACGCATAACGGCAACGCCAGAAGATCCAATGTATCCAGAAGTCCCTTGTACTTGTAAATTAGCAAAACTACCAATTCCTGCTGCTGTAACAGTCGCTAATGCTGTTCCAGCGCTGTTCTGCCACTCTTGTAAATTGGCTGTTTGAGAGGCTGCTCCGCGAATAATCGCCTGAACAGAAGCAGCGTTAGCACCAAAAACAGTAAAGAATCCAGTAAAGTTTGTGTCATTCATTGCGAATCTTTGGTTTGTGTATATTCTTTGTCCGCTTGTTATATAAGTTCCAGCAGTACCGCCTGAATCCTGCCATTCTTGTAAATTGGCAGTTTGTGATGCAGTTGCTTTAACAATTAAACCTTTAGTAGCAGCACTTGCAGTTGTGATCTGTTGAACGCCACCTGTAAAGGTATTAGCAGTAGTGAGTAATGGAATTGTTGTCCATTGGGTGTTGTAGTCAGTTCCATCGATCTTGGTGAGAGCTTGTCCAGCAGTACCGCCTACGACTACACCTGCTCCGTTAGTGCCGTTAGTCCCGTTAGTACCGTTAGTACCAGCTGCACCTGTTGCACCTGTTGCACCTGTTGCACCTGTTGCGCCAGTTGCGCCAGTATCACCCTTAGGTCCAGTCGCTCCTGTATCGCCCTTTGGACCTGTTGAACCTGTATCGCCTTTAGGTCCTTGAATGCCTTGAATGCCTTGAGGACCTGTGTCTCCCTTTGGACCAGTCGCTCCTGTTGGTCCAGTAGGTCCTGTTTGACCTTGTGGTCCCTGAATACCTTGTGGAATAAGGAAATCTAAAACTACATCTTCAGCTGTGCCTGAATTGGTAACAGATGCAGATCCAACGCCAACAGTACCGATTGCGATCGTTGCTGGACCTTGTGGTCCTCGATCACCCTTTGGACCTGGAAAGAGATTATTTGAACTTATTGTGACTCTACCCAATTTGTCCTCCTAGCATTGGAATGTCAAAAAATGTTTGATCTTCATCAGAAGCTTCTGAAAACGAGATATGGATGTGGTGATTGTGGGCATTGATGCCTGAATACTTGACCCATCTCCATAAGGATTTGCGTGAGCAGATTTTGCCCATGTGGATAACATAAGTGATTCGCTTACTGGACTTCGCATATTCTCGAATCTGATCTGCAAGATAGACGGAAGTTCCTTTTGCGTTGTTGAGGTCAGCATCCACATCGATGGCGCGTACCCATCCTTGAGCATCTGGATTGTGATCAGACTTGCGAGCAGACTTGCGAGCAGCGTGTTTTGTATCGCCGATCCACCCATCGGAAGTTCTATCTCGATCTGGGAAACTGTCATCAATCTGTTCTCTCAGCTGTATTGCTGATTTACTCAGGCGCGGCTTCATGTGGGAAGAAATCCCCTCCATCAATACCGTTGGAATAATCCCAGCCATCTGTGTAATCGATATACTTGTTTGGATTCTTCTTCAGATCCTTAGCATCGACATCGACCACGATATTTACGACTTTGTTATCTTCAATGATTGCGTATGGCATTAGTTGCTCCAGTATTCGATCTCGATTGAACCTGCTCCGCCAGTTCCACCAGTCGTGCTAGATCCTGTGTAGTAAACTGCTCCACCACCGTTATTTGATACAAGTCCAGCCGTTCCTGTTGTACCAGTTGTTGCACCCGAATAACCATTACCGCCGACAGCTGATGTGGCTCCTGTAAATGTAGTAGTACCACCAACTGCGTTAGCAGAGCCACCTGCGCCAATGGCATAAGCAATAGAAGCTCCTGGAGTCGTTGTAAGGCTGCTAGAAACTATTTGACCCCCAAGCCCCTGACCTTCATTAACTCCAGTTTGTGTTCCACTTCCACCGCCACCACCGCCAATAAGAGTCGCAACAATGTTTGTAACACCAGATGGAACTGTCCATGATGTACCAGAAGTTAATCTAACAATGTTGCGCTTGGCAACTGATGCAGGATAAGAAGAAATTGCCATTACGCGATCTCCATCCCTGAGATGTGAAAGTTCACAGCAGTATTAGATGCTCCACCCTTGATGGTCTTAGTTGTAGCCAAAGTCTGCTTGAGATCGATATACACCGTTGTGTTGCCTGGAATAGATGTTGCTGTGTGAATAGCAATATCATCCAATGCCAATGTAAATGTGTAGGCAGTAGATGATGTATTAGTCACCGCGATGTTAGTGATGATCGTTGTTGTACTAGCTGGTACTGTATAAAGGGTTGTGGTGGTAGTAGTTGTAGCTGCGCCACGAAATAGTGCTTTAGCTGTATTTGCCATTAGTAGGCTCCCATCAATGCCGCGATGACTTGATCTTGAACGGTTGAATCAGCAGATGAGCCAAGAGTACGGATCGCGGATGCTCCGTTTTTGACCAATGCTGTGTCATCTGGGGTTGCCCAGCTGAAATTAGTTGTCGTTGCCATTCATGCTCCTAGTCGTATGTTGCCCATTGTACCGCAGCACCCACCGCATTCCATGCAAGAGAGGCTGATACATCTTGCCAGCGTGTAGGCTGGATTGAATAACTTGATTCACTGGTGATCAAAGAGATCGCAGCTTGATTGCGTGAAACTTGTAGATTCCAGCCTTCCACGAAGCCATAGTAATTTGTTGGCATAAGTGGGACTGGAAGTCCTGAAATGGTGATGGCTTTACCCATAGTCATCTGCAGGAACTTATCAAGATCAGCAGAAGTCACATTTGGTGAGTCTAACTGGATCGTAAATGATGACATGTTGAGTCGAGGAACACGGCGAAGTGCCACATATTTATCAGCTAGTTCCTGAGCCTCAGCTGCATGGTGAAGTTCAGTCTGAACCGATGAACCGAGCAGTCCATAAGTAGCGATCGAGGTTGCATCGCTTGAAGTTTGAGTGCCTGAGCCATAAGTCAAAGTAATTGAATTCAGGACATCCTGTAAGCCTTTGGATGATGATACTGATCTCCAAAGAATGTAGTTCTCTGGAATGGTCATATAGCCAGATGCAGTTACAGCGGATGTTCTACGCGACTCGTTGGCAAAACCTACCTTGCCATCGGCGGTCTCGTAAATGTAGCCGTTAGCCATTGCAGCATATTTAGAAGCCCATTGATAGGCATCTGTTGAAAGAGCTGCTGCGGCATCGAATTCATAGATACCTGGTGAATCAACGGTGTCGATGGTAACACCAGCATCTGTCAAAATATTAGTCATGCGGACAGAATCCATCTCGCGTGAATAACCTGATCCGCCGATGATCGTTCTAGCCATTTTGGCAAATGGTCCAACAGCTGAAATGGTGATTAGTGAGACTTCATTGACCGAGCCAACCGCAGCCATGCGAGTTGCGATGCTTGTGATCTTGCCTGTGAAAACTGTGCGAGCCGTAGGGGTTGCATTATCAACCTTGACCACGACTGAATCATTGATCTCAAAGCCATAGTCTGTGTTGTCCCAGTTAGCGATCTCGATCGATGCATAACCTGCGCGAGCTTGTTCCCAATACGAATTCCGCCCATAAGTTACTGAGACGGTATTGACAGCCTTTGGCGAGAATTCAGTACCATCAATGACTACTGAGCAGTTTGGGTCCCAAGTCATTAAGCCACCGCGAAGTCACTTTGACCAAGTGTGCGGAATGTTCCGCTGGTGTTGGCTTCAGTCTTGAGAATTGTTGAAATCTGACGAGCAGTTGAGGCTGGATCAATAGCACCATTGACGGTGATGTTATTAACGGTCGTAGGAGCCTTTGTAGGGGTCGTAGCGGCTAGACGAGCGGCATCTGGTCCTGATGGTACGGATACCGATGCTGAAGAGCCTGAGGAGCCAATAGTCGGGATATTAGGCAATAGTGGAATCGCGTTGTATGCCTTGATAACTGTATTGATCGCATTGATAGCAACACCAACAGCCTTAGTGATTCCTGAGATCACATCGGCAATTACATTGATGATTCCACCAGCGATCTTTGCCACAACCTTAAGAGCATTACCTAGAGTCACAGTCAGAATTGGTACGACATAATCAATGACGAACTTGCCAAAGTCGATGAATGTCTGTTTATTCTCCATGATGGCATCTGTGATCGGCTTGAAGTAATCAGCAAACTTGCCAAGATTAGGGATCACCTTATTGACAATGATATTGACAAAGGACTCGATTACTGGGAGCAGTTTGGCTCCAATGGTCTCCTTGCCTTCTTCAAATGCTACCTTGAGACGATCGATGCGACCTTGAAATGTCTCTGCCTGCTTTGATGCCTGTCCTTCAAATGTTTTTGACAATGCCGCAGTTGCAGCATCGAAATCCTTTGACTTGATGATATTTTCATCGATGCCACCGCCCAGCTTCTTAAGAGCTGTGAAGTTTCCATCGTGAGCCTTAGCCAATGCTTCCGAGACTGCCTGTAGGTCCTTGCCAGTTCCTGCTGCAATGTTGAGAGCTAGAGTCTGAAGCTTCTGGGCTTCCTCGACATCCTTAGTTGATCGGACCAAGCGATCTAACGATGGACGGAGTTTTGTATCTGTTACGCCATAAGCTAATTCAGTCTTGAGAATGTAGGACTCAGTTTCCTTAATCTGTGCTTTTGTTGCACCAGTCACATTCTCCAAAGATGTTGCTAAACGAACCTGAGCAGCTTCATCTTCGATTGCAGCCTTAACTCCATCGATGGCTAACTTACCAGCATAGGCAGCGGCAGCGGCTCCAGCAGCCAAAAATGCTGCTCCTGCCATCTTGCCGAATTTTTCTAACTTGCCAGCAAAGCCTTCAACCTCAGTTGAGGATGTGTCGAGCTTCTTCTTGAGATCATCAACATCTGCAAGGATCGAAAGCTTGAGGGTTCTATTGCCTGCCATTAGTTGTACTCCTTCAAGATGCGATCAAATGCTGATTCCCATTGCTTGACGATCTCTGGCTGGATAGCGCGTAGCGTTGAGTAAATGAAATAGCCAGAATTGCCACGACCCTTAACAGGAGTTCTGGTTGGAAATTGCTTGTAGCGATTTGAGCCAAATTCCATGCCATAAAGTAGATCGCGAGTTGTGCCGCCACCAGAGAATTTTTGAGATGCAAAACCGTATGAGAATTCACCGATCTTAGATGACTTAGATATGCGAACGCCATCGGCGATTCTGCGAGCTGCTATCCCTGATACTTGGCGGGTTGCAGCAGTTTCCTTAATCTTTCCAGCGGCATATTCTGCCAATGCAGATGATTCCTTTTTGGCTTCATCGATGGCTTGATCTGACATAGCCTTGAATGCAGAAGTGATGGCACGGAGTTCGCGGCGATCATAACTGATTGCTTCAGTTGCCATCTCTCTCCTTTAATACTTCAAGTGCCGTTAATATGTCCTCTGCGCTTTGCCATTCACTCATAGCGATTCCTGTGGCAATAGCCACTTCAATTAGGAGTCGGCTTATGCTTCCTGGCTCATGGCTTTTGGGTCTGACTCAGCGACTGTAATATCGGCAACGCTTTCCATCCAAGCCTCGAAAGGTTTGACTGGACGACCACCAGACTCACGCTTGATAGTGTGAAATCCTAAAAACAATAAATCCCAGATACCTGCAAACTCATTGAACTTTGTGGTCGAGTGTCCAGTCTCCCTTTCCCATTTAGCCCACTCTGGCGGCTGAGCCACTACTGTGATCTGCTCGCCATCGTTATATGTAATTGTGATTGGTAATCTCATTGTTTGCTCCCGTTGTTTAAGATTAACTAATTGTTAATGTTGGCTTTGCTGTGCATTGTAGTGTAAATGTCACAGTCTGTGCATCCTTACCATTACCAGTCGCTGCTGGGAATGATGGATAAAGATTACCTGTGAATACTGCACCTGATGCAGCTGTAAATGTGTAAGCCAATGATGTATCTGGTGCTGAGTTAGCAGCAGTCCATAGAAGCTCGCATAGTGAGAATGTGCCAGCACCAGCTGATGCACCCCAGTCTGCAAGGATGTTCAATGTCATTGTTGCGTTTGTATCGATTGTCTTGAAAACGCGACCATCTAGGGTCTCGTATGCCTGACGATCCAAAGTTGTTTCTAGTGTTGCGCTAAGAGCTTGAGCATCGTAACTTTTAGAGTCGATAGTCAAGGCTAAGTCGCGCCCTGTGATTACTGTTGTTGGCACTTTTGCTCCTTATGATTGGGTGTAGTAAGTAGCAACACGAATGTCGGCTACGAGCAGTTGTCCTGCTCCTACGGTAGTTACGGTTGGTCTATCGACCGCAGTCAGTTCATATCCTGCTGGGATTAGGCTGACTACACTTGTGATCAGCTGCTCTAGGTTATCTAGACTTGCTGGGTTCGAGTTATATGCGACCGCGCATGTGATGGTCATATTGATCCGAGCGCGGAAAGTTGAGTTGCTGCCAATAGTCTGAAACTCCATATAAGGAGAATCTGGAACGATCACTACTGCTGGAGCAGGAATGTTCTCTGGCACATAGGCAAAGACATTAGCCGAAACAGATGCTAATGCTGTGGCTAGTGGTGTGCGGACTTGGCTGAGGATTGTCATTGAGCAATGCTTCCTACATCTACCAATGATCCAAGAAGTCCTGACACGCGATTGTAAAGTGAGCGACCCATGCGGAATGGAGTTGGAGCAAAGTCCACACCTTCGATT